AATTTGACCAGCTGAAACCGACTCCATCCAACATCATCACGATAGTTCCTCTGCCAAGCATTTTGTGGGTCATTGGTAGCACTGAAAACAAATTGGTGTACCCGAGCGGGTGAATTATAAATTGTAAACACAGTTGCATAGTTGAACGGCCAGCCCAGCGAATTACCATTAGCGGTCGAAAACTCAGACAGGCCGACAGGATAGGAGCCTGAATCCCCCTTCACGTCAGCTGCTAATTCGCCAATTTGATTGATTTGTTGCGACGTAACAGAATGCGGATTGCTCTTATTGTTAATGTGATTCGTAAGGTTAGTATTCATCGTACCAACAGTGGATTGCAACGCATTAAGGTCTGTTACTAGCGCATAATTGTTAGGGTCAAGCGTAGTTAGCTCGTCCTTGATCTGATTCAGCTGATTAATCATGCCCTGTATCTCGCTCTCATAATCTGCCGGATCAAGGTTTCCCTCAAGCGCATTTTTAACCACCAAAAAAGTAAAGGTCCGAGTGGTCGCACGGTTTGTCGCATTTTGCAGGTCATCATCAGTTTTTTCAAGTGCAAAATAAGCAAGGTTGACAATCCCAACTGCAGAAAAAGCCTCGTTGCAAAGTGTGTATTGAAAATGACCTTGCGAGGCTTCAATCACTTTCATATTTCCATATTGTGATCCATCGTCACGGACAAAAGTCTTTGCTGGCGTGACACATTCAAATATGATTTTTTCTCCAGACAGGTTTACTGGCTGGCCGTGGCTGGTCACGTGAACGTCAAACACAATCGAATCATAATCGCCCTGCCGGACGATAATTGGCGACTTATAAGTATTTCCTTCAAGCGATAAGTTGATTGGATAAATATTCAATGGCATTAGGACTTCATCCCCCAAAAATTACAAGTATTCAGGTTCCGGAACAATCTGGAATGACAGTAAACGGAATGTCTCCGGTTGACATTCGATCGGTTGCGTTTTGCAACGCTTGGTCGCTTTTCTCCAGAACAAAATAGGCACTTGGAATCTCTCCCTGCGCCATTAATAGTTCATTGGGCAACGTATATTCGAATTTTCCAGCAGAAACATCATGAACTGCTCCCCCATCTTCAGGGGCATTGGACCAATCCATTGCAGGCTTATTACCAGCAGTCAACATTACCCATTTAATTTCTATTACTGTTCCTGCTGTCAGCCCAGTTGATGAAAAATAAACAGTATTTGCATTGGACATATGGTCAGTGAATGTACCGGTATAAGATACAATTTTAAACTCGCCGTTCGTATTTGAAAGAGTCGTCAAACCACCAAGACCCAGTCCATTATCTACTCCGAATTGCCACCCTCCTCCCTTATCTCCACCACTTACTAAATAGCAGATAGTAAATGTATATTGATCGCCAGGAGTAAAAACTGGCTTTCTAGTTGTTTTAAGCCCAAAATGCATACCCGTTGCTACAGAATTAACCGTTAATCTGAAGGCTTGATTATCGCTATCAAAATCAACTTTATAAGCATTATTGTTTGAATAAAGCCACGACGACGTATCGGTAAAGTTCCCACTTTTGCTTAACAGGTTTCTTCCAATCGTAAGCATATTGCCATATTGTGATCCATCGTCACGGAATCGGTTACCATCTGGCTTTATACATTCGAATACAGGTTTAAGTCCGGTGATGTCATACGGGATACCGTTTAAAAACACTTGGACAGCAAAAACCGTCGTATCGTAGTCATTTCTGCGAACGACGATCTTTTTACTGCATGTTCGACGGTTCAAATCAAGGGGCAGGCGATAGACTTTTTCAGGCATTGGCCGCACCTTCCAACTCTGCCACACGTTTTTCCAACCTGCCCACCTTATCAGACAGTTCCTGAATGGCTTTCATCATCAGGTGCCGCTCATTGTAAGCGTCAATCCCTTTGCCGTCATAAGAAAGGATTTCCTCCGGCAACTTCTTCCGCTTTTTGCCGATTATTGGCCCATATTTTTTATGGTTAATATTTTCTGAAACGTCTTTTTTAAAGCGGAAACGATAAATTTTTATCTTGTTCAGTATATCAAGAGCATTTTCCTCATAGGGTACGATGTCCTGCTTCAGCTCTTCCAGCGATTCGTCTTGAATATTCGCGTTTTTAAGATACCACCCATGCATGTCAATGTCGCCATAGGTATCAAGTGTCATTCGATCATGTAGGTCACGAGAAGCGCAGAGCATGACTTCGGAATCGTCTCCGGTTCGCTCAATAAGTTGGATGCCTTTCGTCGAATCAAGCGTAAGATATTCGTCATCGGCATTTTCATAGATTTGGTTTTTCGTACCACCAGACCAGCCATTGCTATCAAGAGTAATGATTGCTCCATTCATGCGAAGGTCTGCATAAACGTTTATTTTCCCTCGCATGATTGCCATTATTTCTTCGTAGGGGATTGGCGTCGTAGTGGTTTGACCAGTAAGATAAGCGAAAACAAATCCTCCTTTGGATGCGAAACCGAGCCATTTGTCTTCCCCACCTTCGGCCGTCCCTTCCCACTCGGAAATATAATTCCGCATGGATGAGTCTCCCGACATATCAAAATCGCCGGGAGCATGAAAATAAGCACCCTCGATATTGGCACCCTTAATATGGACGCCTTCAATGTCGATTGCCCGAAGAACGCCAGCGGTAATAAAATCGGCAACAATTTCTCCGTTCATTGTCATTGCCAAGCCATAAGGCCCGTCGTAGCCATCTTTGGAATAGCCTAATCCTCCTGAGTTCCAGCGCCAAACCTTTTGCGCCGTTTTTATATCCGGCGTGTCCATAATGAGAATTTCACGTGGGTGTTTGGAAGGATTAAGGACGACGTATCCACCAGAAACACCGGTAATTGCGTCCGTCGCGCTGTCGATCGCATTCTGGAAGAAACTTTTTTGCTGAGTAAAATGATTTTGGACGACGATTTGCTGGTCAGAAGTCATGTACAAGGCCGTGGAAGCCTGAATTGTAGATTTCCACGGTTCCCGAACATTGTATGACCGTTGGGCTACTCTCGTGGCCAGCGACATTTTCAGTTTCGGGTCATATATGTGGATCGTGTCGCCTATGCCCGGAATCCCTCTCTGCTTGTCAATGACAACTGCCATTTCATAGGTAATCTTAGGCATGGCAAGCTCATTTAGGATGCTCTCTCCCCATGATTTTAATTCATCAGGATCGTCAATATCTTCATTGGTAATCTCATAGCACTTGATTTTTCTTGGCTTTCCTGTCTGGTCAAACCATGAGTAGTTTTCAAGGTAATCTACGTTGTCGTTCACACTTTTAATTGTTAGCGGATTGTTGTCTTCATCGCTTGCCCCGTATGGACGAAGGCGAGTGTAAAGCGTTCGGGTATCAATAATTTTTTTATTGCTTTCCAGATTTTTGCGATAAGCATAAAGGACGCCATTGTCATCACCGATTTCTTGGCGAAAATGGACCTTTTTGTTTATACAGTCGAACCACAGTTCGCCACCATACACGGTTGGCAATGTCATGATCGCCGCAAGTGGGTTGGTCACTTCTGTTAATGCAAATTCTTGCGAGCCCGATACGTCAACGACCCCAATCGTCCAGTCTGTTCCTTCAAGCAGCTTCTCAAGAACCGTTAGAGGTCCTCCTGTTTGCGAAAAAGGCTGAACGGGGTCATATCCAGCAAGGTCATACCATTTTGCTTCGGCGTATACCTGTGCGACAAGTGATCCCTGACCGTCCCATCCTTTTTGTATCGTTCGAATGATGAAAATGTTGTCAGCAAGATGTATTTCATCCTCAACGTCGAACAAATCCAATTTTGGATCATCATATGGTATATTTAAGGTTAAAGTTGAAAACCCGTTCGTGTCCGTGATGATCTGGTCGTTAATAATGACGTCATATGACTTATTTAAAACAGCCAGTCGCTTTCCTGATGCACTATAAACTTGTGGGAGTGTAGATATATCGACAGACATTATAGCCACCTCTCTCGATACGACAGGCCTAAATTCATATCCTTATTAGCTGATAACGTGTTCACGCCCGGCTTAAGATTAGGAAATTCTCCAGCCCAATATTGCAGAGCATTGTCCTGATCCATGTAATAGGTCATCTCTCCCGTGTCGATTTTAAGCACTCGACCAGCCGGTAAAGTTCCCGTAAATCTCATAAGCTCACCATTTAAGTCAATTTCAAAATCAGACAAGTTTGAGTCACTTGTCACAGATATTTGTAAAGGCGTATCGTACGTTCCATTATTAAGCACATCCACTTCTTGGTTTGCAGAGACAGAAAATGACGGCTCTTTTGGGAAAATACCATAGGCAAATGGATCGTTGCATTTAAAGCCAATCTGAACATGCCCCATCCACTGCTCATAGGTAACAAAAGGCTGCTGAGCTCCATTGCCACTACTCGTGTACTTTGCCAAATAATACTTGTCCGGTTCATCGTCAAATATGAGTTGCTTATAACCCTTTGTTGGGTCAATAAGAGCAGCAAATTTTCGAATGTTGTCGATCAGTCGTTCTCTGGATATTTCACTGAGCATAGTCAGTGTCAGAGTAATCATTCTCCGGTCATGCTGTGTCTCAAAATCATATTGTCCGGGCAGACCGAAAATCTGCTGTTCGTAATCTCGGCTTTCAGGCAACGCTTCAATCTTCTTTTGTTCAAGGTAGATGTTAAAATCGTTCGAATGTTCTCCGTCAAAAGTAAATCCGGGAATGCCGGTCATGTCGGTCATACTCCCTTCACCCCTTTCGCACGGCGAACTTCTGCCTCGGCATTGTAGAGCTTTTGCTGTAAAGCCTGTACATCACTGGGGTTATTTGCATCCATACGTTGCACTTGAACTAACGGGCCATTAACAGTCAAAGCACCGGTAGACATGTCCGTCGCTACGCCTCCGGTCCCTAATGAGCCAATCGTGCTCTGGACAAGGCTGGTCATATTAGGATTAGTGACAAGAGTTGGGGGCGTGATTGCTTTTGCTAAAGCCGTTTGAAGACTTGGCGTTCCCTGCACGATACCTTGTGTAAACATTTTCATCAGATTCGGTGCCCATACATCGGCATCAGCGCCCGGCCCTTCCTCAGCCGGAGAGTGGAACCCTAGGAACCCCTTAACAGCATTAACAGCACTTTTAGCCGCATTAGCGACGCCACCAATTGCCGATCTAATGCCATTGCCGAACATCTTAATTAGATTTGCACCCCACGAAAAAGCTGACTTTCCAATGCTCTGTAGGATATTTCCAACTGCATTAACGCCACTTCTCACCACGGATGTAATGCCATTCCATGCGCTTGATACGCCAGACCGGATTGCATTCCACGCGGCAGACATAACCGACCTTGCGGCAGATGCTCCAGAACGAATAACGCTCTTTATTCCATTCCATACACCGGAAATAACGCTACGGATGCCGTTCCAGATTGAGGACGTAATGGACCGGATTGCATTCCATGCACTGCTAACAACCGATCGTGCGGCAGATGCACCGGAGGATATGAGGCTCTTAATTCCGCTCCAAATCCCAGAAAGGAAACCTCTTATGCCACTCCAAACAGAACGGGTAATGCTCATAATGGTATTCCAGCCAGTTCTAATAACGCTCTTTATGCCGTTCCAGACCGAGGAAGCAAGGCTCTTAATGCCGTTCCAAATTCCGGTTATAAAGCTCTTAATCCCGTTCCATACCGACTGCGTTACGCTTTTTATGCTATTCCATGCTGACTTGATTCCATTGCCAATATTTTTAGCGATATTGACAACCCATTTGCTAAAGCTTCGCCAGATAGTTTTTATTCCGTTGACCATTCCAAGCCATAAATTACGAGCGCCACTTTTAAGCCAATTCCATGCTGATTTTATGCCATTGACGACATTACGGGCTTGCGTTCTGACAAAAGTAGATAAGCCTTTCCAGACTGATTGGATGCCTTTGACCATATTCCGCCATAACGAAACTGCTCCGCTAGACACCCATTTCCACGCCGATTTAAGCCCATTTATCATTGACTTTCCGGCATTGACGATATTTCGCCATGTTGTTCTCAAAAACGTGCTGACTTGCTTCCAGTGAGTAATAATCAGGACGGTTGCGACTACGACAGCGGCCACAATAGCCGCTATAATTGCCGTAACCGGGTTAGCCATCATTGCAGTGAGGAAACCACGAAGTGCCGTAATTGCGCCTCTGGAGAAGGTCCTAATTGCTGTGCCCAGCAGTCGGAAGGCAGTTACCCCGCCTCTTGCGGCCACTGCAATACCGCTACCGATACCATTAAGTACAGTCCCAATACCTCTGCCGACGCTTTTAACAACACTTCCAAGCCCTTTCATGACTGAACCAGCGCCACGCACTTTAAGGAAGCTCGTGATCATGTTTCGCAATGGCCCCGGGATTAGTCCGACTGCCCCACGCAGTAAACGAAGGGCACCAATGGCTGGGACGATGCCAGCTACTAGTGCTGTACCGGCAGGCCCGGAATCCATAAGTTTATTGATAAATTTAGCAAGGGCATTAGTAATCCGTAAGATTGTGGAACCCAACGGTGCCCATGCGGAAATCAATTTACCAGCGATAGACGCAAGATTGCCGATTAATTGCACAACGACCGGACCGTTTTGCTGAACATATTTAATGAACTGCTGAAACCCACTGCTACTTCCCAATTGTTGCGACCAGTTTGCGAACCGCTGAGTTAGGACAAGCAATCCTTGGCTCATTCCACTGCTTAACGGCTGAAAAGCCATAAGTAAAGCGGCAAACCCCTTAATTAGGTTCCCGATTGCTTGCCCAAAAGTCATAATGCTTTCTTTAGCCGTACCGCCTAGATAGTTGAAAAACGACTTCCAGAACGGTGATCCAAGTGCCTTTGACGCTTCAGAAGCAAGCTGAGTAAATGCTTGCGCAGCTCCATTAATTGCTGGTCGAAGGTCAGTCAATAAAGCCTGTAACATTTTCAAACTGTTCATAAAAAGGTTCAGAACAGGCTTTTGAAACGACGCGGCAAACTGATCCCAGAATGATTGGAACGAACGAAGGGACTGAACCGCCTGCCTTTCTTGGCTGTCCAGCCCCTTCATGGCACCCTTTCCACCGTTTGCCGCGTCGATAACCGTCTTTAATGTTGGGACAGCAACAGCGGCCAGCCCTGCGGCACCTGCACCGGCAGAGGCAAGAGCAGAAGCTAACCCCATAGCTCCGGCCGTTGCCGCCGCCAGTAACGGTGTGATGGCAGGCAGAACGGTCATAATCGTTCCACCTAATAGGCCTATTCCACTGCCGCTTCCCGTTCCGCCGCCCCCTCCGGTTCCTCCGGGATTAACAACTCGGACACGGACGACTTTTTCATTCGGTATTCTGTCAATGGCCATTCGCAATCGGTCAATCGCCGCAATTGCGCTGGCATCATTGACCTTAACAGTCACGTCTTTATCGCCGATATGCTTTGCATCAACTTCATCGAGTTTAGCATTTGCCTTCGCCGTATCTGCATCGACATCGACATTTTTGTCATCAATATGCTTTGCATCAACTTCATCGAGTTTGGCGCTTGCATCGGCACTGTCCACATTGACGTTGACTGTCTTATCGTCCATGTGTTTTTCATTTAATTCGTCGAGTTTTGCTTTTTGCTCGTCGAGATTGGCCGCAAATTCGGAAGCATTAAGGATCATTCGAATAATCAAGTCCATATTGTCGGCCATATCAGTTCACCCCGATTCCGAGCGTGTGATCGTCAATTCTATTTATCATTCCATTTTCCGGGTCGTCATCCCCCTCTGCCTCTTTCTCCCTGTCCATCCGGCGACCTCGTGCTTCAAGATTTTGCACGACATCAGACCATGAGATTATGCTTCTGGTTTCGCTTGGTCGCCATCCGTAGGTTTCGGAGCAGAACTCAATGATTTCGTCGATTGGGACCCCTTCTTCTGTAGATAACTGATTGCTTGAGTCACGGCGTCTTTCGGGATCAAACCGCGAAAAAAACTGTTTATGCTATCCATCCGGTTCACGCGATAAATAGCTACCAAAATGTTAATCAATTCTGGGAGAGTCGGCCCATTTTCTTCATCATCCAAAAAACCGGCTGGGAGAGTCGGAATGAAAATTCGAATAAAATTTTCAAGCTGGCTTCCAGCCTGCACTGCTAATTCGCCGACAACCGTTTCTGCATCTAAGTCGTCCTTATCGCTACTGTCCACTAACTCTTTGATCGGTTTGACAAGCGAAGAAAAAGCCCTCCCAATTTTTGCAATTGGGACGGCCTTAACGACATATTCATTTTTGCCAACAGCGATTGATTTAGTATTGCTCATTTAGTTTTCCCCCTCAGTTATGATCCGGACGGTGTTCCGGTTTCCACGATAGTGCCGTATTGCTGACCTTCCGCCAAGCTCATATCCGGTAGGCAATCAAACGTCACTTTGACGACGGCTTCTTGGTCCTTACGAATTTGCATATTGCCACTTGCATATCCAACAGCCCGATTAACATGGAATGTTCTGGTCTGTCCATCAACGCCGGGACCGATAAATTCAAGTGTGTGTTCTGTTAATGCCGTATCTATACCAATGCCAAGCGTCTTTGCACCTGTCGTCCCATCAGTCGTGATCGTTGATTCAAGGTTCCATGCCAGTTTCAAATTTTCCAGCGTTGTCTCAACAAGTGTCGTGACGACCTGAATGGTTCGGTCAGTTCTTGCCTTTTTAATTGTGCCGATAATCTGGTCAACTGAGATATTGCGAAATTTGTCACTGTTATTCAGGGATACGCCTCCCTGCGTGGAACCTACATCCGTATCATCGACCTTAAAGCTTTGGCAAGGCCCAATGATAATGCTACTAGGATTTACAGCCATCGCTATTCGTCCTCCTTTAAATTTGCAAGAATGCCAACCGCCTGCAATGTCTTAAATTTAGCAATTACGAGCTTGCCGCCTGACCAGCAGACCGGCCGTTATTAATCAGGGAATTAACTTTTGTTTTCAACTCATTAATCAGAGCAAGCTCAGCATCATGCTTCGAGCGAAGCTCAACGAGTTCAGTCACGACAGCATCAAATTCCGCTTTTGTCGGTGTGTCCCCCGCCGCCACTACGGCATCTGCCGCCTCAACAGCTGTAGCATCACCAGAAGCAACCAACGGAGTGACTTCCGCCTGCTTTACACCACCGACAACCGTTGCCGTCGCTGTAGGCGGCGTAAATGTCGTTGGCTTACCGGACACATCAACCCATGCCGGAGCATAATTACCTGCTTTAGCCGTGGTGCTGGTCGTACCAATTGTCAGGCTAGATGTTCCTGCGCCGATTGCTGTACGTGCAGTCTCCGCATCTTCCGCTGTTAATACACCCTTACCAACTGCCGAAGCGTCCGATATATCGGCCGATGATGGCTTCCAGTTTCCGGCTTTTGCGGTTGTGCTGGTCGTACCGATAGCCAAATTTGACGTACCGGCCCCAATTGCCGTCCTTGCCGCTGCCGCGTCTGCCGCCGTCAATACGGCTTTCCCGGTATCCGTCGCGTCGGCAATATCCTCTGAAGAAACAGAGGTTCCACCGGCTGATTGTCCGGTCTTCTTAGCAATCTGCTAGAGCAGGTCGGCAACGTTGACTTCCTGACCGTTCGACTTTTCAAGGTTTACTTTTTGGGCCATAATTTCAGCACCTCCTGACGTACGAAAAAATCCGCCCATTAGGACGGACTCTTTTATTTTTTTATCTACTACAATTATTTTTTAGCTTCTGTCGTATTAGTGACCGGTTTGGCTTGAGTATGCACAGCCTGAGTTGCGCTTGTAGACGGCTGATATTCCTTTATTTCATCCACTGCTCCGACTCTAAATGCACCTGCTACTCCCGCTTCATCTGTAGTAAATACGGTACCTGCATCAAGAATTACCGAATGCCCGGCACGCACTTTATAAGTTTTCTGGCTCATGGTTGCTTTATCTCCCCTGCTATGATTTTTTCGATGGCATTGATATTAAGCACAAGCATGTTGTACTGATTCCCGCTGTAAACGGCTTGTCCGTATTTGTATCCGGTCATCCCGGCATTGAAACAGGTTTTTAACAATTTCGGGTCTTTATCAATTGCCTTTCGCATTGGTTCAATCCATGCTTTTGCATCATGGTCAGACTCCGGCTGATTGACAAGGCTAAAAAATAAGCGAACTTCGATGTGATGGGTAATATTGTATGTTATATCACGCGGCCAGATAATGTCTCCACCCGGTAGCCAATGAATGATTGCCGGAAGTTTCAAACTCGTCGGCATATCTTCATAGATGTTAGCCGCCGGATAAGTTTGCTTTTCAATTTGGGCAAGTGCGTGAATAATATTGGTAACAGGCACGATTATTCGAATACCTCCCCGACTTTTGTCGATACGTCCTCTTTTGCCGCTTCTTTTTCCAAGTCATATGCGTTCTCCATAAAATGAATCCCTTTAGTACCGTGCTTCCTAACGCCAACCCATCCTGCACGGGCAACAGCTAGATTGTTGGCTGACCCCCGCGAGAAGGACTTTCCGGTTCCCCGGAATCCCTTTGTCACCGCCCACGTGATAAATGGAGCAAATGGCGCTATATGTGGCCGTGTGTCAAACTCAACAAACGGTGCGTAAGGTGCTTCCGGTGCCATGTGGCCGGTAATCACTGTCCCACTGTCGTCAATGTCATGATGCAACGATTGAACCAAGTGGCCAGTGTTGAACCGCTTCTCCCTAATTTCCTGAGCCGCTTCGTTCTGCATACGTATGAGGCCGCGACGAACACCTTGCTTACCAGCACTAATCGTCTTATCTTTCAGCCCATCAAAGTCAGGTTCTTGCTCCAATTCAATTTGCATTACATCATCCCCACTCGCCGATGGCGAATCAGCATAGCTTTAACGTCAGGAGGAACGGCTTTCGAGTAAATAAAGGTTCCAAGGTCGTTTGAGCCGATAATATCCGAATAACCGGAATCCTTCTCTTTCCATAACCGCATGGCAATCATCGCTGTGCACCGGCGAATATCTTTGGGCATTTCCTGATCCGTATATCCTCCGGCATAAGTAACGGTCACTTTAACTTGTGAAAAAGGCTGTATTGGCACATCCCAACCGGTAAAAACATGGATGATATACGAGCCATCGTCCCACCATACACGCTCCGGTGCGACGTTATACAGGTCGCCAAATGGAAGCGACTGTACTGACACAGCGTAAATTTCCTTCACAGGCGTATGGCCGAGCACAATGACAAGGTCACCGTTATGGTCTACCTTTGTTTGTTGCGTTTCCTTCGCTTGATCGGAATAGGCCCATCCACCGGCAGGCGTCCACGTAATATCATCCACCATGCGACTAGCGGCTTCGGCAATGTCGAAGTAAGGCGTTGCATCTAGCAACCTCGTTCCTGCCGGATGGTCCATTTTCAGTGCCGACGAAAGTGTGATGGATGAATCCGCAGACGACAGAACATTCACTGCTTCACTTGCCTGCCCAAGATAGCCAACGACAAGTAAAGCACCGGGAGGCAAATCTACGGGACCGGTCGTAGATAGTACCGTATCGCCTGCATGAGCTTCCTCACCCATCCGCGCCGATTCATTTATTTCGCCTGCATTCACGATGTCCAGCACGCTCGCATAAGCCGCCATGCCTTACGCCTTCTTTCTACTTGTCCGCTTCCTTGTTGCCTTTGCCACTGGTGCCACCGGCTGTTCTTTTTTTGCCTTAAATCCGATCTGGCCTTTCGGCAAAACGTCCGACAGCGGGCGCGTGACTACGTCGAAGTGCGAAAACGCAGAAAGTATCCGGCCAACCCGATCCGGCACTTCAAAAATGCCAGGGGCTTTGGCTTGATAAATATCTGCACCCACCACCAGAGTTTTGTCATTATCTTTTGCCTGAATGAACATCAGGCAATCACCGGGTCGCCAGAGCCGACATTCTGAATAACGGCCATCGAGGACGGGAAGTAGTTCTTGAAAGTCTCGATAGCCCGCACTTCAAAATCATACCGAGGACCGCCGTTATTACCCTCTCGACGACTCATTGCATATTCAATCTGCTGGTATTCCTGCTGTGTCTCGACTTCCAGCACGTTTGCCGTCTGGTTATTCGGATAGGGAAGAGTTTCCGTAATGACGATGATCGTACCAGGCATCAGGTGAGGCATAGTCTGAATGTGGATCGGCTGATCCGGGAAAATCGGGTTCGTGTAATCCACAACTGCATAGCCAGCGTGCAGGGCACGTGCTTCCGCCGGATTAGAAGCCTGTACGAATTTATAAGTACCGCCACCGCCTTCACCGGATTTAACAATTCCGTGTACAATGTCCTTGATCTGCTGACCGGACACCAGAATGCGAGTAGGAGACAACTGTACTTTGTCCCACAGCTTAATGATAACGTCGTCGATCTCCTGAATCGTGCCGCCGCTTGCATGAAGCTGATTGCCTTCATTTGAGGCAAATACGGTGCCAGACGGAACAGAGTTAGTGGTACCCGGGGATACGAATGCACCGGCACCCTCAAGATACGCACCGGACAGCGTTGCAAGCAGGCCATTGAAAGCCTTCGTGTCTGCACTGGTATCGGACTGCGCCTCATTCCATGCTTGATGTGCAAACAGTTCCGGAAGGTCAGGCTCCGGATTGTCCTCAGTCGGAATGGCGGTAATCTCTACTGTGTTGACCGCCGTGGTCGTGTAATAAAAATAGTTTGTTCCGTCTGCGCTGACATACCAGTCGTAAGCGACAACCCCGGCAAGATTGCGGTCAAATGCGCCATACTGGTCAAGAGCCGGAATCACAGCCGTAATTTTATTGGAATCTGCCGTGTCATCCGTTGCAACTGATACATCATCGCTCGGCTCTGTACCGCCTCCGTAGTAATAGTTCTCATAGTTGCGAGCGACCGCACGGACATGGACGGTGAGGCCATGAGCGATCGATCCGCCAGAGTTGCTATTCGTCAGAACGGCTTTCGGAGGCTTTGGAGTAGAGAAGTTCTGAGCCCCTAAAAGCATACGGTCTTCTTCGATCATGAGCGCATACAGCAGGTTAATACCACCGGTTGCTCGCAAGTCTTCAAATCCCTGTGCCAGCATTTGAGCATCCATGATGACGCTGTCGCCGAGGCTGACCGGATAATAATTCGACTGGTATTCCTGCGTCTCAGTCGTTACCAGACTACCGGCAACGCCAAATCCGACTGTCGGACGGCGACGGGTCGCATTGATCCGAGTAATTGCTTTCCAGTGCGCGGCCATCGATCCTGCTGCCGCATGTACACGGGGAACACTGTTCCGAAAGGTTGCCCACACCGGGAACAGCTTTTTAGATGGTTCTTCGAGCTGATAACCGGTTAGGCCAAGTTCAGTTGTAATCCCTTCGCTGAGCGCTTTTTTAACGGACGGCTTGAGCATTGAGAGTGTTTCAGCCGTCACTTGGTTCATTCCTGCCATTTATGGCCAACTCCTTAATTATTGTTTTTGTAGGCAGGGTGCAGTCTTTTGGCAATCTCACGATTAATCACATCACGTGCCGCTGGGTCTGCCCCTTTTGCCAAGTTTTCCAATACCGATGTGTCATTTATGTCCGGGGAATCCGAAGATTTGCGAACAAGGTAAACATCTTGGTTCTGTCCAGCTGAGGCTCTGCCTCTGAGCATTGGTCCCCCAGGCATGGGCTGATCTTCGATGGCTTTAAGCCGCTCCTCTATCGAGTCGATGGACTTCGATACTTTGAACAGCTCCCCAGCCTTCTCCATAAATCCAGTCAATCCCGAGGCGTCAAGTGCTTTCTGAACAGCTTCTGCCACCGGAGTCTCACCAGCGGCAGAAACTTTTGGCTTCGCTTTTCCTTCCGATCCTTCCGGCTCTCCGGTTGCTTTGCTCTTAGGGGCTCCCGATCCCTGCAAGTTCCCTTTGTTTTCAGGAGGATTTGCTGACGCTTCTTCGTCCTGCTTTTTGGCACCGCTCGGTTTCTTCTCATCATCGCCAGACAGCCCCATCGATTTGCAGGCTTTCTGAAAATCCTGAACGTTCTTAAATCCTGCTGTCTTGCACGCCTTAGTCATGGCCTTATAAATCTTTTCCATATCTGCTTTACTGCATTTTGCTTTTTCCACGCCTTCACGTTCACCCACTTCTTTTGCTTCCTCTGCTGAGGTAGCCGCAACTTTTTCTAGTACGCATTGCAATTTCCACAGGGCTTCGTCCAACGAGTCCACATGTTCTTGATCTTCTCCATGCCCGTTCATGACTTCTGCTGCCTCACGCGATTTAATCTTTTTAAGCAGCTTTTTAGTCTCGGCAATTAGGGAAACCGCATTATTCATCAGTTCCGTATCGACTTTTTCCCATTCGGGATTCCCCGGCCCTCCAGTTTGAGAATTAACAGGAAGGATTTCCTTATTTTCGGGTTCTGCCACTGTCTTCCCCTCCTCATCAATTGCCTTCTTGGTATCCGGCTTATTGTTTGGCGTGACGATCTTTTCGTTTTTATAGCTATAACCCTCACCAGCTGCATTTGCGATACGTTTGCCCATCTTTGCCCATTCGGCAGACGTATAGCCTCCGGCCTCTCTCATGCCATCATGGTTAAAATAGCTGACAGCGGCCTGAACATGTGAATCATCTACCGGGTAAGCAAAGTTGACCGGATCCGCATACTGCGATGGATCGGTTGGCTTTCCCTCCGGCGGTGTCAGATGTCCCTTGCCTTCTTTGAAACTGATCCCGTATTTTTTAGCCCGGGATTCGGCTTGCTGGTGTAGTTGGTTATTTTTTGATTTACCATCGTCAGCCTTTTTTGCTGATGCTTTTGCTTGATTGAGCATTTCATCCAACGTTGGCCCCTCCTTTCCATTTTCAGATTTAATGACGAGAAACTTGCGACCAGAAGCCGGCCTGTCTACTGCATCAACGTGGTTGACTTCCAGTTCGTACATCTGATTGGCTTTTTTCTTTTTTTTATCCTCGTCTTCTTCACTCATGGCTTTATGTCACCTCCTCCCCACTTTTGGCTGTCTCTTTATCCGGGCTTTCCGGAGGATCAGTCTTTTTCCGGTAAGCCTTACCGTCAATCGAATAGCCGGTCAACATGCCTTTTTTAATTAAGAACCACGCCGGATCGTCCCACACTACGCCAAGCATCCAATCCCCTGCATGGACGGTTTGATCGCCAACTGTCCAGTCAGGCCCACGGTAAATGTAGGATTCAACCGGTATGCCATGCCCTTTTGTCCCGTTCTGGTGCTGAATGCCGATATATCCATGCTTAGCCATATACCGCCATGCCGTAATCTCTAATTCCTCCGGCGTAGTGTACTCGCCTTTTAGGTCAACCTGATTGGCAGGATAGGCAACACCAAGTGTGTAGTGCTGCTCTTCAGCGGCCTTTGCTACGCTGTATTTGTAATCCCCTTGCATTTTCAGTCACCCCTAATCCGGGTAAAATAAAAGCGCCGGCCGCTTTCTGAGCAGTATGAGCGCTTTTTTCTCGATAGCATTAAACTTTTGCTTCTTTATCTTCTACTTTCTCATAAGTTCTTTTAAATATATTAGGCTTACATGGATAAAACTCACCGGACACGCCCCGAATAATAAAGTCACCGGGTCTTGCCTGCATGATACCCTCAAGTGTTTTTATGAAAACGCGATAACGTGGTGCCGGGTTTCCATTTTTATTTGAATACCCTTCCGGCATTTCCTGCACAGCAACATGGCCACTTTCTTTTGTCCAATCATAAATAGCCTTTGCTGACTTAGGCGATCCTGTAAACTGCATAGCTTCGATTACGACTGGCTTTTTGCGATACTTTTTCATGCCAAACGGTCCTCCTAATCCAAGAGCGCAAGAAAATGGCGTGAACAATTCGGATGGCCAAGCGGCATTTCTTCCGCCTGCTCCAATGTCCACACCTTATGATTGACGGCCCGGCATATATCGTCTTGAGTGCCGTCGATTACTTCGACTTTTTCAATGCCTGCGTCACGGTAGCTTGCAATATTCCCACGGTTATAGCTCATGGAAGACTCCGACCGGGCAATGTTCCTAGCCCTCCAGTCCTTCATGTAAGTAAAGCCAATTTCGTCTGAGGCATTGTATAGGTCATCGGCAACTTCTGTCCAATTCTTACCGCTATTCAGTTCATCCATGAGCCAATCTTTAAGGTGTTGCCTTGTTGATTCGTCAATGCGAAATTGTGTCCGTTTTGCTGGTTCAATCGTACCATCCGGGTTGACATACATGCCAACCAGTTCAGCCGCCCTATTCATGCCGTAGGTCTTTGCATAGCGTGAGAAACGCCACGGAGCATTACCACCGGCCGATGCTCTCATAGCGCCGGCCGCATCCTCTGCTCCTTTCTCATATCCATCGGTTATCGCATCCTCCAGCTTTTTCGGTAGTTCTTCCTGCCACGGCTTCCAGTCGTATTTTTTATCAACGGCTCGATCCACGGCTTTCTTATCACTGCCTGATTGTTGGCTAAATACCTTTTTCATTTTCTTTGCTTCCGACTTAAAAAAGTCTTTTAAAGCAAAGAAAATCGTATCTGCAATAGACTTCATTGAGGCCCTTCGCTGTTCCGGATTAACTGCGGCGAATTTACGGCTTCGCTTCATTGGATCAGCAATTGTTTTAAGTAGCCGCTTATCCACGGCATCTAACGCTTCCTCCGTCCAGTGTAACGATGGAGGCCCGCTGGCCGCCGCCGCTCCGGCCACTGCTGTACCGGCGACAAGGCTTTCTACGCCACTGCTATCTGAAGGTGGTGTGACTGGTTTAGCAGATGCTTCGGTATAAGTGCCGCCGCCCTCGGCTGGTACTTGTGACTTTTTAACGGCTGGACGGCCTACCAAAAAAAAGGTCCGCTGAAAGCCCTGTCCACTTCCTCAGAGGTTTTGGAACCCTGCAACCTATTCCACACTTGGTCATGGATTTCATCAGTTAAAATCTCTGATGCAAATTGTCTCGGTGACTTTCCCTTTTTCACACGTTTTTTGCTGTTCAGCTTCCATCGGTGAAGCTCAGCTATGATGTCTTCTTCCGAAGGGATTCCGCCTACTGACTTGTTTACTTTCGAGTCGTCATCCTCTTCCGGCTGTCCCTCCGGCTTCTGTGCCTTACTATTCGAATAGTTATTAGCCGGACGCATCATTGCCATCGCCGGTTGACCGGCTTCAGGATTCGGTGCCCATACCGACGGAAGCATTTTTCCAAGTTGATCGACCGGCAACGGCCCTGCTCCGGTCATAATGTATCGGCCAACCGGAACTTTAGGGTCAGGCTTCTTCCCAAGTATGTTCTCTCTGATTTCGTCAGCCGATTCAGCACCGATATTGACATAAATCTGGTGGGCCTGTGCCTCCATTAACCGATCTTCTTTTTCGCCAAGGTCGAATTTAAAACGTAAAGGCAATCCGAAGTATTTATGAATCATCCGGGTATAAATACCGGCCATGTACTTCGTCAGTGGTTCAAGGGAAGCTCGATACATAATGTTTTCCTGCGATTGACCGGTTGACCGGTTAGAGTTTGTTGTAAAGCCAATCTCCTCCGGTGTAACCTTATAAGCCGCACAGGTTTTTCGGAGAAGAAACTCCGGAAAAGCTGAGTCAAACTTTGTATCCTTTGCCGGTATCGGCTTCGATCCGGCAGGTACCCACGTAATCTTATGCTTTATACTCTGATCGCCGGACATCGTTCGGTCCCATAAATCTTGAAATTTTTTAATTTGCTCTGGGCTTGAGCTGTCCTGCGGCGCCTCCATGAACATATCCGGTACGCTGCCTTCGGTGAAATATTGCAGGAAATACCATTGCCACCGAATATCGGTGTTTATTGTCAGTATCAGCCATTCGACCGGTGGCGTCCCATAAGGCGAGTGAGCACTACTCCGAAACGGATTGTAAATCAGTTCGTCACGTGTCAGCAAAACATCCGGAATGCCCTGAATAAACTGCGAATAAGCCGGAGCTGGTGGGTCTGGAATATGGCCCCAAAAATCCAGCAAAGGTGCAATGGTCGTTCCGTCAACCACTTCTAACCCGGCAAGTTCACCGCCACGTGTGCGACGCACATAGATTGCAGGAGCGTCAAACCTAAGCATGTCATCTAACCACGCATTTTGCCAAGCATCGAATGGCGTTTGCCCATCTGGATGCTCGAAAAAATCAGTAACTTTGCGAATCTGAGTGCTGAGGTCCTCCTCCGGTTTTACCGTACTGTCTGGGACGATAGACCATTCCATGCCGCGAATCTCGTCTTCGCGTCGTTCGATACATAGCTGTGCAACGTCGTAGTTGTCAATAATATTTCTCATTGTTTCGAAAGACATCTTGCTCTGCACGGCTCGTGGACGTTCTGCAATGTTATACCCAGTTTGAAAATCCCATTGTCTCGGTGGTTGCCCTTGTGGGAAGAACTGATTCAACGGACGGCCGGGAGAAAATGGCCCTCCTGTCGTCATACCCTGATTCTTCATTGACTTCTCGGACTTTGGCGAATTAGCATAACTGCCAACGTTCATGCTATCTGGAGCTTTATTATTCGAATATGAAGAGCCAGACTTCCCATTCCCACCGGTCTGCGCGACTTTTGCCGCCATGTTAATTAATGTCCTACTGACTGCTTTACGTAATCCCATCGCCATGTCTCACCACCTTTACGCCTTTTTGCTTTGGTCATTGAGCAACGATTCCATGTATTCTATCCATGCCTGCCCCTGCCCTCGTTTATTTAACTGGTTAATAGCCTGCGTCATACTATCCACTTGGTCATCATGCAGACCGGCAGGAAAAGCAGTTGTCTCTTCAACAAAGTCATTAATCCACGGTGCAATGCTCGGGTCGGGGAGATGAATATTTCCAGCCTCCACATCCGGGCTGACTGCCGATGCACGGGCGACCTTACCGCCGTCTGGGTTCACAGGGACAATCCCGTTTATCTCTTGCTTTAATGTCTGAATAACAGCAGAGCCATTAGCTTTGTCTTCAATGTACTTGGCCGTAGCTTGCGGATACTTAGCTGTAAGGTTCCGAATAGCCTGTACGGTCGTCGGAAAATCCATCTTGTCCCGAACTTGGTCAATAAGGTACTTATTGGCGCCCTTCTTTCCCCACACCGAACCGACAACGTAGTCACTGTCTGTGTTGTCTTTGAAGGTACAGTCCCATGACTGCACGACTTGGTCGAAGTGCCCGGGCAAAACCTTGTAATATTTCCACCATGAACGATGAAAAATTCCACCGCCTTTTGGCGATGGCCTTTGCTGGTACAAAGCATTCCATTCATAGCTTCCAATGGTTGACTTTATTTTCATGAGTTCATCTTTCGAATATTTGTCCGGCCAAAGAGGCTCACCTTCCGACCGCGGGTCTTCGGGACTGAGTTTGCCTTCTGCGATGGCCTGAAAGCTGATAACCACCCATTGGTCAGCTTTCGGATCTGATTGCATCAGCCGGAGCAACCTTCCGGCAAGGTCATCCTCATGCCACCGGGTCAGTGTAATGAGGATACGGCCATTGTCCTCTAGCCGAGTGTAGAATGTGGATGTGTACCATTCCCATATGCGTTGCCGAACGGTTTCTGAATTGGCATCCTGCCTATTCTTGTAAGGATCGTCAATAATACCGTATCGCATTCCCATACCGGTTATAGCACCACCCACACCGGCACTTTTATACACGCCACGGTGGCCGACTACCTCAAAAATATCGCTGTTCCGCAGATAAGTGCCATTGGCGACCGTTCGGACATTTGACCCATTGAGCATAGTCCCCGGAAAAACCTCGCGATATTCCGGCGAGTCAATGATCCGTTGTACATCCCGATTCATACGGCTTGCAAGCTCCGCACCATATGACGTTGCTATAATGCTTGCATCGGGGTTCCTTCCAAAAATGTATGCCGGAAGACGACGGGAAACTAATTCCGACTTTCCGTTTCGCGGAGGCATGAACACCATGAGCCGCCGGATGTCCCCAAAGGCCCACCGATCAAGGTACTCGCACAGCTTCCGGTGATGCCAATTTGCTTTATATTTTGGATACGTGTATAACGTGAAGTCAATCAGCTTTCGTCGAGCTTTCTCCGCTCTGATCTCCGTCAGAGTCGGTAAGTTTTCTAGCGATAGTTTCAAGGCTATCTAACTCCTTATCACTAAGCAAGGAAAGGTCTACTTTATGCCGTATTTCTCCTTGATGGTTCAGGTTGGCATCAATCCGGTCACGTCGGCCCCACCGTTCCGGGAACTTCCGCTCTAGGTACCATGAAGCCGCGTGCCAGTCGTCATTGACGGCCTTTTGCAAAATACCGACGTTCCGAATCTCAGCATGAGCCTCCGATTCCTTTATAGTCTGGTAAAATTGCTTTTTTAGCCCACTTCTTGCCGTCTTTCCTTCCCGTATCCAGCGGTACCATGTTGTCTGGTCAATGCCTAAATATTGACAAACTGTTGTGGTATAATTCCCTAACTTAATAAGGTCCCCGGCATTTTTTATTAACTTTTCTGTGAGCTTCGTCTTTCGACCTGCCATGTTGTCTCACCACTTTAAATGCCTTTTAGTGGGACGTTTATTCTTGGGTTCGTTGTTCGCCCAAAGTTGTATCTAACAACGTCTTTTCCCCACTTTTTTTGCATAATTTCTGCTTGCTTTTTTTCTTCATCGAGTAATCGGTAAGCCCCACATCCGCCGGTATCGGTTAAATGCCCGGCCAGATAATAATATTTATTGTTTCTGAAAATCTTGTGGTATCGCCACAAGACTTGCAACGCATAGTCATAGTCCTCATTCAGCCCGAGCCGTTCATCGTATCGAGTTTCTTTTTTGACCTTATCCGTTACGATGTGACAGGAAAATGGCCCGAGGACAGGCGACAGAAACGAAAATGGGCTATACTCGCGATAAAATTTAGGATCGGCCTGCAAGTTTACTCCCCACAGGATGGTTCCTGCATCCTCGCAGACTTGAAAGCTATGTTCCAAAAATTCCATGATGGCCACTATACCGATCGGATGCCTTTTCATCTGTTCTTGGTATCCGATCTCCTCTACGTCATCATCCACCATTACTAAGTAACGGGTATTACAATGATCGCGAATATAGTTTCTAACCTTCGCCATATTCCCCCGTGTACTGTCAGGTAGCACCATGATTGCATTGCTCGGGTAAGCCTTTTTATACTGGTCAGCTTCGAACTCATGGCAAGCAATCGTCAGCTTGTCGAGGAACACATCGGCTGCCCTTACCTTACCTGCTCTTTTATATGACGGTGTCACAATGCTTATATCCATCTTGCTCATGCCCCTTTGTACACTTGGGAAACTCCTTGAATTGTTCCATTGCGTTTCAGCCTAACATACTGTTCGCCCCATCGCTTCTGCACCCTCTGAAAATCTTCTTTGCACTTGGCATCGACTTTCCCAATACCGGTACCCTTATTCCGGCCATCACGCTTTACGGTGAATCGATTGTCCCTCACTATTACATGATCTTTTTGCAACTGCCGAAAATAGAAGTCAACGTCTTCCCCACGTGTAAGGGTTTCATCATATCGGACGGTATCTTCAATGATTCCGACGAGCCAATAAAACGGCTTGGTCAATGAAAATGGAGCAAAATCTCCGCGGTACTTCAGCTGATCCGAACTCGGATTCAGCCCGCAATAATGTGCTCCGACTCCTCTGCAAATCTCGATCATGTTTTCAAACAGCCGTACAACCCTCTTGCCATCTATGCTATCCAATGTCATGACTGGCCACACGGCTAGTAAATCATCATCGGCAATAATGCCATACCCTTCATCGTTTTTCATGATGTCGAGTATGGCATTTCTTTTTCGAGCGACATTCCCATCTTTTTTGTCTGGTATAGCAATGAGATGATCTTTGCTATGATGATTGGAATAATCTCTGTATTGGCTTTCCGGCACGACAATTCGGTAGTCACATCCTTTGAACAAGTCAGCCGTGCGGACCTGATCGCCACGGCCGTATGATGGGATATAAATTTTCATTTCAGGCGTTTAATGACGTCGGCCCCTCTAATAACCCGACCGACGCCCGTCCTCTCATATCCTTTTTTACTATCCAAAGCCTTTACTGTCTTGATTCCTAATTTGTCACAGGCCGTTTGCCAATCCATTGCATTGTCAAAGTACAGCACTACATAATTATGTTCTTCAAGTAATTCTTGAGTAAACTCCATCTCTGGCTTATCTCCGCCGAACTGAGGAACATCCGTTAGAAGTTTCTCTAGCTCGTCATCATCGAACCCAGTCATGGTTACGTCGAACTGCCCATCGTCTAAATCCTGCAATAAATCTTTTAACTTCTGGTCATCCCATTCGCCCTGCACTTTATTAAGAGCAATGTTCAGAGCTTTTTCCCTTTTTTCGTCAAGATTGACAACAGAAACCTCAATTTCTTTAATTCCCATTTCCTTCATGACTTTTAGCCGCTGGTGTCCGCCAACTACTCTGCCCGTCTTTTCGTTCCACACCACGGGGTCAGTGTATCCGAAGTCTTTAATCGACCGGCGTAGCTTCTCATATTCCTCGTCACCGGGTTTTAAATCCTTCCGGGGATTGTAATCAGCAGGTATAAGTTCATCAATTTTCTTTTTTTCAATCCTCATGGTTGTTCTGCCTCTATAATCTTAATTTTATTATTATCGTTATTGTTAATGTTCATACCAAAATAAAAACCCCGCCTGATATACAGGCAGGGAAAAAAGAAGGGAAAATCAAAAATGAGCGTATCAATATTCGGTACGATTGCCCACTACCATAATAAAGCATCTTTCCGGAAAAATCATACCCCGCTTCATGTAACGAAAATGTACGAAAAATGTAGTAAATATGAATTTCTTTAGATTGCTAGAATCCCGCTCAAAGAGATAAGCAATTTGTCGAATACCTGATTGCGCAGATTAAATACACTTTTCGGCGTACTGTATCCGATTTTTTCCGTTACTTCATTTATGCTTTCCCCACGAAAATAACGCAGGTCGATAAACTTTTTTTCGGCATCAGTTAGCTGAGACATTGCAAGGTCGATTGAATCAATAATGAGCTTGTATTCTTTTATCTTTTCATGCAGTCTCAATGCACGCTTGCTTTCTATTCGGTCGATTGCATACTTTTCTGTTTTACTGTTTATCATGAATGTCCCCGACGATCCACCAACAAGCGAATAATTGGCCGTTATATCCGGCATGATATAGTCCATCTGCATTTTTAAATTTTTAATGCCGACCCGATACTGCTTATAATTTTTCAGGTGATATTCTATTGTCCTGATGTTTTGCATCTTTGTTCCTTTACGCTTCATTGTCTATCACCTTATTTTCAAGTGTTTCAGGTAGTCAAGAGGGACGCCCCTTCCAGTTACAACCCGATCACAATTCATTGCAAAGTATTGATGTGGGATTGAATGTCTTCCCCCTGACTGGTGAACTCGCCATAACGGATAAAATAAATCGAATGGCAGGAGATACACTTCTTCGATTTTTGAAAACTCGACAATTAAAAAGTCTAGTCCTCCTTGGTCCCGATGCCTTTTCATGTATTCTGCTTGATGAATTTCGACATTTTTCAGTGGAAAACTTGTTCTTTCTTTCGTACTTTTTGCATCGAAAGCAATAGGCCGACCATTGGCAATGCCAATGTAATCGACCGTGCTTTTTTTATCTGGGAAGGCTTTGCTTTGTTTCGATTTTCTGTCGTAGAACACTTTCCACGGCGTTGGTATCTTGTCAATAAGTGCCCATCCCTTCATTCGATATCCAAAGTTTGTCATGTTTAGCCGTTTTTCGAGGAACGATCCTGTTGTATCCCTTCCACCTCTTGCCATACCTAACGCCCCCGCACCTATCTATTTACATTTATTTTATCATTATTAATTATATTATTGTTAATATTATATTACTTTCATATTACCGCCCTTGCTTTAAAATATTGGTTTATGATTCATTTTCTTCGGTTTGTGCATCAATGTCCCCGGAGGACCGTATCGCTTCCATAGCTCGTGCAATTCGGGTTCCGAAAGTTTATATGTCTTCACTCCTTTGGATACCTCCTCAAGCCGCCGTTTATTTTTCCCCTCTGCCTTTTCTCTGCTTTCTTGGAAATTTGCATGAGGGTCTTTTTTAGGGATTTTGCAGGCCTCTTCTGGTTTCCATCCCCGCACTTTTATCCGGTGATATATAATGTCCTTACTCAGTCCTGCTTTATTTGCCATATCAAGCAGTTTCCCGTCAATCTTATGCCCATCGGCAATGAATGGCTTTTTAATCATGGCCATCGCCTTCGATTGACTTAATTGCATGGCTAATATACCAACGGGCCTTTTTTAAATCCTCAATCATATGTCCTTTGAATGGTGCACGGTCAAGATATTTAATAGCATCGCCGATTGCATGAACTGCGGCCGGATAATCCTTATAGCCAATCACGATATGATCAATGATCTTGATCGTCTCAATATTTCCATGCTTGTAATATTCCGGGTTGATGGTGTCTCGCTTGATGATATTAGTCATGTTCATCGCTCCCAATTCCTGTGCTTCCGAACCCCTGAACGCCACGTTCGCTGTCCCCCAGCTCGTCCACCTGCTCAAATTCGGCATGCCCCACCGGAATAATGATTCCTTGCGCAATGCGGTCGCCGCAATGGATTTCATAATCACTTGTTGGCACGGTTGACGTTATATCTTGCGCTCCTTCAGAATTGAAGTAGCTTTCAACCGGCACCGATTGGGTCACTTTCGAATAAGCCCGCAGCTCGCATATAATGCTTACTTCGCCACGATAGCCGCTGTCGATCGTCCCCGTGGCTACCCGGAGCGGCGTTTTAGCCGTCAACCCTGATCGAGGGACAATCTGCATCATGTACCCTTGTGGAATGTCAAAAGCAAGGCCAGTCCGAACTTTCACGGTTTCACCGCGCTCAACAATTACATCTTCAGCGGCCGCTATATCAAACCCGGCATCGCCGGTATGTTTATACTCGGGAATAATTGCATCCGTTGACAGTTTTTTAATCTTGATTTTCATTTCTGTAATTTCCTCCCTTTCAATCATTCCGGCCATCCGCCTACGGGTCTCGTGACTGCTGCTTCTAATTCACTTTTCAGATGCCCGTTCTCCGATCTTAGCCGTTCGACTTCGGAGATAAGCCACTTCATGTCGTCTTCCCTCACATAAAAACTCTTTTTGATTTCTTCCAGCCGGTCAGTCATCTACTTCGCCCTCTTTCACAGCTTTTCTAGCGTAGAAAAGAAGTATCTGATAATCATGCGCTGTGATAAGAAATTTTCCCTCCTCCGGATAATATTTATTTATGATTGCTCTGATTTCTTCTCTCGGCGACAGCGGATTCTCTATTCGCTTTCCGGATTCGATAGCAGCTATCCATTCTTTTACTTGCTCTAGTGATAGTACACCTTCGGGATAATTTCGGATTGCCATTTCAATCCTAGTTCCCCTATTGGTTAACGTATTTGCCAAATATTTCAATACTGCTTCAGGTACACTATTTTTAAGCCGAAATACGTCTTCATCCATCGTTTTCACCTTCTTTCAGCCACTTTTTTACGTCCGGATGAACTTGCGATACACTACGCAACGCTGTATCTATTCCCACCATAATTCCCTGCTCATATTTACAACTTTTTGACCATTCTGCTGTTTCACTGAGCAATTTATCGTAATATCTCCGCAGTTCTTCTTGTGGTGTTACCGGATTGATAATTTTCTTCTCACTGTAGGCCGCGTGAATAATATCAATAAACGTTTCTTCGCTAAGTAAATAACCTTCATTTGGCGACAGTTTCCCAATTGCTTTATATATTCTGTAAACCGGACTAAACCCCTTAGCTCTAATATTCAAATTATCAACAACCTTTTGTTTAACTGGCTTTTTCAGCCGATATTCGTCCTCATCCATTGTTTTCGCCCTCTCTCAGCCAATCCGCAACGTCAGGATGCTCCTTGGCAATGATTTGAATAGCTTGATCGATAAAATCCAATGTCGGAATTTTGTTCATCATCGACGAATTTTTAATTTTTTCTACAAACTTATTCAATTCTTTCCGTGGCGACAGCGGATTGACGATCTTCTTGCCGCTTTTCATTGCGGAGATCCAATCATCAAATTGTTCATCATCCGGGAAGTATTCACTTCGATTAATGGCCGATGCCAAATTATATGAAAACTTATTATCGTCATTTAAAGCCTTGAGGACTATTGAATTTACTGGTTTTTTAAGCGTGTATGGTTCACTCATCGCTCTTGCTCCCTTCGATTACTTCGATTACTTTCGATGCCGCCTTACAAAGTGCCATTGCGACTGTTTCTCCCTCGCTTGATACACAGCGGCCACTTCCCCAGTAGACCATAGCGCTATGCTTCCAAACCATGCCATGCCTCAATAGCAGCTTGCTAACGCCTAACTTTTCCAAAACTTCCAATGCGTCATTCACAAACCAGCTAGGCCGGAAATATCGTGGCACGACATTAGATTTGTCCTTGTAAACGCGTATCATGACTTCATTTCCATCGGCATATCGGTAGCCCACTGCTTCGGCCAATTTGCGGTCAATCTCTAGATTGTCCATTGTTCTTTCTCCTTTTTTCACTTTCAAGCCCTCCCTGCTTAGGCAAGTGCTCCATCCAGTAGCAATATGCCATTTTCGTTTTCTTTAAATTCTGCTTCTACAGCCGCATCACTTAGATTTTCAATCCGGTTTCTCAGCACTTCTGCAAATTGCTTTCTTGCGTAATCGCGTGGTACTTCTTTCATGATTTTCAAATCAGGATTTCTGCAAATATGTTTTTCATATTCATCAATGGCTTTCTGCTGTGTACCAGCTGAAATTAAGCCATAATACGGTTCGTAAAATTCAAAATAGCGCATGGCCATCACTCCTTTTTAGGAATAAATCTTTGTGCGTATCTCAACTGTTGCCAAATGTACGGATCGTCGTGCTTACCGCCACTTGCTAACCAATCGCCTATACGCTGATTGACATCCTTCAAAACTTCCAACGGTAGCCGTCCAGCAATTAAATTAAGCTCCATTAGTGGATCATTCATTCCCTCGCTCCCTTTTTGGCTTTTCTCCTTTTTGCTACTTTCACGACATGAGCGATCTTTTTTTCCGGATCATAGCCTGTAGAATATTCCAGCAATTCATGCTCGATCTGCTCTAGGCTCCCGCATGGGTATGACTTTATCCGTTCCCACAGAATAAACTCACACATGGTGTCCGTTGCATTTGGAATATATTTTCTAACAAGGTCGTGCATTGCATTGCTTTCCATGTTCAATGCCTCCTAAAATTTGAAAATTGTAATTACGGAAATTGATAGAATACAAGCAATACATATAGCCGCCATTTGTATTCTGTATTCCTTGTCATCTTCCCCAATAGTTCCGAATAGCGTAAATATTGCAATACCTGAGAGGATAAATAAAACCACGTACATTCAGTCATCCCCCGAATAGCCCATACTTTCGCGGACTGATTTTCCCTTTTAGCTCTAAATCCATCACCAACAGCCCACATTCATATACCGGCCGCTCAAATCGTTCTGCCATTTTCCCAATTGGATTTCCATCCGTCCACATCCATATAAATTGCTTCACTTCGTCTTCATCCCATACAAAGTTTGCATTTTCAAGAGCGATATAAATCTTACGGCGATTCGTTACTAGATACGCATTTTCAAGTCGCTTGCATGAATTGCTCCACGACTTTAATTCTTTTTCAGTAACGGCCATGGTCAATCATCCTCAAACATTCTCTCTTTGTATTCCCGCATCACCTGTTCGTCTGTCCGCTTGTCAAAGTACGATCGGTCATATCCGATCTTGATGCAAAGGAGGTCGATCATCTGGTCACGGTCCTCTTTGCTCAGCTTTTTTCTACTCATTGAGTCTTTTCTCCTTCTTTTTCTTCGTATTGTGGACTTATCGGGCGCTAACGGGCACAGCTTTAGTTCTTTTCACCATCCGCGTATGTTTTACCGTTAATGATAAATTTTCTCTTAGAGACGCTTCTGAGAGCTTACAGAGCGTATATTATTTTTTCAGCTTCGGCCATTCTAATTTCTGTCCGCATATCTGGCAAAAACCCTGCATCGGCTTTAATTCTTCGTTCTCACATACCGGGCAATAAAACTTATCAGCACAGTGGATCACCTTTTTAGGCTCACTTTTCATTGCTATCGTCACTCTTTTTCAATGTTTTAATCATCCCCGGGACTGCCTCTGCATTAAATGGGCCTTTCATTTTCCCATGGATAATGAGCATAAATTGACTGTCGGTTCCAACAAGTGAAATTTCATCTTTTTCAAAATAGCTAATCATTTGCTGATTCCTTCCGCTCATTTTTCCTTATTTTACGGCCTTTTTCACGGTAATTTTCGCCGCTTATATCAACTGTAATTGCATCGTTATTGACTATCCGGCTTCCAATTCTTTCACCATAAAGGCTTTTTAATTCGTCGATTGATAGATTTGTCGTGTAAATAGTAGACTTCCCCTGCCGCTCGTCAATAATTTCAAACATCTTGTCATCAACCCATTGCGTGCCGTGCTCGGAACCGATGTCATCAAGCACAATCAAGTCAGCCATAGCAATAGCTTTGTCAAGGTCTTCTTGATCTATTGCCGAATCCTTTCTAAAGCTCTGCCGATAAACCGTTAGTAGCCTCGGCACCGTGATAAATATTGCCGAAAACCCTCGGTTAATCACTCCATCGGTAACTGCTTTTGCCAGATGCGACTTACCAACGCCATAGTTTCCAGAGAAAATGAGGTTCCGATATTGGTCAAAGTCCTTCGTATATCGTATGGTCACTTCCTGTGCCCACTTCTGGCTTTTATTCTGCGGGATGTAGTCATAAAACGTCGCGCTTCTTAAATCCGGGTTAATTAGCGAATATTTTTGGAAGCGCTCAGTAATCCGCTCTTTCTTCACCCGCTTTGCATTTTTTACGGCTTCCCGGGCCAGTTTCCGATCCTCACATTTACAGCCGATCTTCAGCTTCGACCATTCGCCCTTATGGGGGCCGCCGACAATCTTTGCTTTATATATCTTCACCATTTCCCCACAGCCAGTACATTTTTCTTCACGGATAAATTCCATCTTTGGAGCTTTAAGTATGGAGGGGGACACCTGCATTCCGTTCTTTAATTGTTCGCCAAGGCATCCCGGGATGTCTGAGGTGCCACTTGTACCCAATGTCGCTCCTGATTTCATCGTCTTCGCTTTGTCCATTGACTTGCCTCCGTCCTCTTTTACTGTTCATTTCAAGCGTCAGCCGGTCGAATTGCTTGCGGAGCTTTTCCGCGCTTAGAATGTTTTTGTACCAAAACGTATCATGCTGGCACCATATAATCATTGATTTTATTTCGTTAAACGATCGTCCATCCCGTTCCATCATGAGCCTAAAGGTATTAGCCCAGCTTTCTAGATTCTGCTCTTTGAGTTTCGGGTTGTTGGCCTTCATTTCCTTTTGCAATAGTTCTGCTAATACCATGTGCTTCGTTTCAAATTTTAATTTGGAACAAGAAGTCTTTTTATCTTTGTTATTTATATATTGTTCTTTATATATATTGTTATTTATAGAGTGCACGTCGTGCACTACCCCTAGTGCATCTCGTGCACTAGGTTGGTGCATCTCGTGCACTACCCCTAGTGCATCTCGTGCACTACCAAATGGGTTAATTATCGTATAAACATTGTTTTTTTTCTTGCCATTTTCGCTGACATTCACTGCTTTTTTTAAGTATCCTTTTGCAACTAATGATGATATAGACTTAATCGCCCTATGCCTTGACATGTTCCCCAATTCTTCTAATGTCGTTAATGACGGCCATGCCTTACTCTGATAGTTTCCGTTAGCGAATCTTCTTAGTATAGCAAAAATAGTAAATTCATAAGGATCAAGTTCATGCTTGTCAACAACGATATTTGGCATCCGAAAAAATGGATCATTCCACCCGTCCCGTACTTCAAACTGCTCAGTCATTTCTAGTTCCTCCCCTATCAAGATAAGGGAAAATGATCTTCCCTTATCAAGGCTATCTCCATAACGTTTCCCATTTTTTTAATTTCCCCTTTGCTTTTTTGTATAAAAAATCAGGAGAAAAAACTTTATTTTTTCTTTTTCTCCTGATTTTCAAAGTCGGCCACTGCGTCAAATCCCATTTGCTGATGATCTTCAGATTCCGGATCATTTTTAGGAGGCTCCGGTCCCTGCGCGTTCTGTTCCTGACCTTGCTGATCGGTCAGTTGGGCCCGCTTTTCAGTGGCTTCTGTATTCATTTGTCCAAAGTCAGTAATGTCTACAACATCGCCCGTTTCGGTAACTTTTTTCACGTGCTCGTCATTATCCTCAATCGCATGAGCAAATTCGATGGACTTAGGCGCGTACTTTAATACGTCCTTGAGGACAGTTTTCAGCGCCATCGCATCAAAGTTCGCCTGCCACGGCGAAGACGATTTGCTGAAGCTCTGCGAATAGATACTGGCGTGCTGTTTGACTTTCTCATAGCTCCACACGGAAAAGCTGTACCCACCATTCGCTAGGTGGTATACGGCATAGTAATAAATCGGATCGCCTTCAGGCACCGGAGCAGGGATATGTGTCAGACTTTCTTTCAGCCCATACTCATAGTGGAACTTATCGTTTGAGTAAACTTCATGGGCATAAATAGACCGATACTGTCCTGTACGATAAGCAAGTGTCAGCAGGCCTTTATAGCCAATCTGGAATTGTGCGTTGGTGACTTTATTTTTGTAATCGTGGTAGGGAATCAAGTATGCTTCCCCTAGTGGCGTATTCGGTTCGAGCCCTAACTGTGCTGAGGTCATAATTGCTCCGAGTAAGCTCATTTGGTCACAGTTTAAAAGCTGTGGTGTCTGCCGAACGGCAGTCAGCGCGATTCTTGTCATACGGTCGGCTGTAATATGCTGAGGAAGAGCCGCCTTGATAGCCGGGGCCATTCGACGGATTAGGTGATATATTGTGGGCTGGTTCCCACTCCCATTTCCCTGTCTTGCAAGTTTGTTCTTTATGTTTGCCGCCTGCTGACGTGCCATTTATTTCCCCTCCACTGCCATATCTGGCATTTTTTTTACGAGAAACTTACGTTGTGGTTTGCTTTTCAGATAATCGACATAAAGCTCGCTGTGATCTCTTTTAAATTGCGATTGGTCAAATCTCGTGCAGTTAATCGTTTTCCAAGTCACGGTTCTACCCTGTACCTGAGCAACCTCTGCTTCTTTCATCTGAGCTTTGATCCGGTTCTCGATCGCTGCTTTTTCGGTTTTGAGCTTATTAATTTGCTCAACAATTTCATCATGCCGTTTCAGCTCATCGGCGAACCTATTCGGCAGGTTAACGGTTTCCGGCCGCCCTTCTGGGTACATGTAACTGAGCAGTTCGGCCGATGAACGGGACCCGTCGAACTCCGGTGGAATCCTAGGGACCACATGGTTAAACCAAAAGTCCCGCCCCTTCTCCATGAGCTGGGCGATCAGCTCGTCGTCACGTTCAATGACCCGGTGAAGAAAATGCTGCCCTCCAATCAAGACTGCGATATGCCACCGTGGATACCCCGTAACACCCATGTACCATTGGCATTGGAGAAAATATTGGTCAGGTACCTTTTCCTCCGACCACTTATCGGCCGAAAAGGCATTCGTCGTCTTGCACTCCAGCCCTTCATGGCGACCGATCACCAGCCGGTCAACGTTGGCAAGCATCCATTTTTCTTGCTTAGAGTGATAGAGGATGGCATTTCTTTTCCGAACTCTTAGCCCAGTCTGCCGTTCAAATTCTTTGGCGACGAAGGCTTCTAGTTCTGTCCCAAAGTGCATCGCTTCGGTTTCCGGAATATCCGGAAGCTCGCCGATCTTTGCTTGGTAGACCTTGATTGGTGAACTCCACGGTGACATGCCGACAACTCCGGCTATATCACTCCCACCGATTCCACGGCGACGCTCCTTTAGCCACATCTGGCGAGGCATCTGATCGGTTTTTATGAGGACATTAATAGGCATGGATGCTCACCCTTTCTGCTATTCCATTTTCCAATAGGTCTTGTACAAAACAGTTGTCTGAGCAATAATAGTCGCCGTCGTGTAAAATAACTCTCTCGTCTTGATAAATTTCACCGCCACAATAGGCACAATGTGTAACAGGTTCTTCTTGCTGAGGGTCTTTCAGCCCTTGAGCAAATCTATCCAACTTCGACATGATTTGACTTGACCTCCGCTATTTTCAGGTGCTAAAATAGCGCCTGAAGGATATTTTTTATAGACCGATCACTTGCGTGGGGCTAGTGATCTTTTATTTTTGCTTTTTTTTCGAACCCAATCTTCTATGTAGCTCCCTATTGTGGGAACCACCACCACAACAGCACAGGATATAAAAAGCCATATTTCTTGATTCATTCTGCCCCTCCTGTCCTCAATTAGAATATTTTATTGTGAAACAGTCTTTTTATCGAAGACTGCATCGCAATAAAAAAGAGCCATATCAAAACCCAACACTCGCGATATTTTTAGCCCGACAACTCCGGCCGCATTTTTCCGTCCATGCTCAATGTTATCGTAGAAACTATAAGTAATACCTACCGCTTTGGCAACCTCTTTCTTGGTCATCCCTTTCCTCTCTCGGAGGGATTCAAGCCATTTTCGATCTTGATATCGCATTCTTTTTTCCCACTCCCTCATTTCATACTCTTATTATAATCTTCTCGTAGAAGACTGTAAAGCAAAAAATCTTCTTTTAGTAGATTTTAATACTGACTTTTTGGAAGTTATGATTTGACGTGTATAATGAGGTTAAAAAGTTACGCACTTTGAAGACTTTTAAGGGAGGAAAGTCTATGTTTGGATCAAGGTTGCGCTATCTTCGCAAAAGCAACCATTGGACCTTCGATTATGTAGCAAAACAGCTCGGAATTGGGCGATCTACCTATGCTGGTTATGAAACAGAATTTCGAAAGCCTTCGCTGGAAACGCTGACGAATCTTGCTAAACTTTATCACGTTTCCACGGACTATATTCTCGGGCTTTCAGATGATCCCAAGCCGAAAGCTGTAGAATCGAACGTTTATGAATATTTTAAAAAAAACAGCCTCAACTGGAAGGGAGTCCCTCTCAGCGAGGACGAATTGAAGCCTATTAAAGAATTGCTCGAAGTTATAGTAAGCAAGCGCTTACCCCCGCAATAAGAAAAATTGAAGCACCCATAACATTTTTTTCTAATCGCAATAATTCGTCCCTGCTAATCAAATCACGTGATTGCAGTTCGCAGAACAGCCTGTATAAATCATTAGTTCTGCGATCTTTTATTTTTAAACGATCGTAAATGGTGTCGGCAAGATTATTGACCGCTTTCTCATTTTCATTATTGCCGTGATGCTTCATCGCGACTTGCCTCCCCTAGCAGGTTAAATTAGTTATCCAAATTATATCATAATGGGAACATATATTCGATATGCAATACGCCCCGCTTATTGTTTATTATATTATTAATTTAATCGTAATGAAATGATTAATATTAATAAAAAATGGAGGCATCAGCCCCCACTTCTTTAATTAAGATTTTCCATTATCATTACGTGACGATAAACTGCTGCTCGAATCATCATTTTATATGTTTCGTAATCATGATTATCTATCGCCCGGAGAAATATTACTTTTTCGTCATATGTCATATACGGCTTAATATCTTTTATAAAATAATCTTTCATCGCCTGAATTTTTTCATCGTCTTTTCGCTTTTCTATTCTTTTCTTAATGTCAATGATTTTCCCCATTTTTATTTTCCCTCCGCTTAATAGTATTATCTTTATTAATAATGTTATTATTAATATTATGGATTTTTTAACATCTTTATAGTAACTTATTATTCGAATAATGTACAGTTCATTAATGTTAAAATAAATATTAATGTTAATTATATGTAAAATAAAAAAAGGAGACCTTTTAGGCTTCCCTTTTTTTCTTTTCATGATATTCACGAAGCTCGAATTTATCCATTTCCTTAACTGTCAGCGGCCGGTCATAAGCCACGATTCCCCATCGCCCGACATCATCATTGTGGTCTACAAACCCCCTCGGCTGACAGCCAATAGAAAAGCCTCTGCGAATATATTCATACCAGTGTAACTGTTTCTTGCGAATTTCCTCGAATTTTTTCTGTTGCTCCCGTTCCTTATCCATGTCAGCCCAAGTTGCGCCTTTGCATATCCAGTACATCCCCGAATATGACATACCATATTCTTTGGAAAGAGAAATAATTGATTGCCCGTCAGAATGCTTTTTGCGGACTTCCTCAACTTGCTGGATCGTCAACTTTTTTCGGGTATCTCTAGCTGCCTTCCCTGGCTTAATCTCGTCACCGATCAAGTACCAGCGTTTTACTGTGGGTTTACTGATAGTCGTCCGTTCCTGACCTTCAATGTCATATGCTCTAATTTTCCCGTTATCTAGAAACGATAGGATGTAATGTTTCCCATTTTTCCGATGCGTTGCATTAAATCTTTTCATTTTTTTCATCAACTTCTTTCATTAATTTCATTGTGGCTTTTTTAACTTCTATTTCAAAATTCGGATCGCCAACATTGGATTTCACTTTTAAATAAACATCTACCGCCGCGTCAGCACAGAACAGTGGATGATTAAATTCTGGTGTAAGCATATGGCCAACAATTTGCTCAATTTCATTATATTTTTTATGATCTTTAATCTGTTTTAACAATATTTTTCGGTACGCTTCATTATTCATTCTTGATCTTCCCTTCAAATTTTTATTTTTCTCTCTCTTAACATCTTTAATAGTAAACTATTATTCGAATAATGTACAGTTATTTAATGATAATTTAATTAATAATTTTAATATTAATAAATAAAGGATGGAATATCCACCCATCTAATCTTTCTAATTTACTTATGTAGTTTTTTCATTACCTCGTGCGCCCATTTTCCTGATTTACTATAGGGAACCTTCATTTCATCCTCCATAAATTCTGCAATCAAGTCTTCAGAAACACATCCATCATCGTTTTCTACGTCAACCGCATACCAGTAAGCCGAATTAATAACATCTGCTTTTTTCATTTTCAATTCCCCTTTTCTTTTTTTTATTTCTTCCCTTCAACGTAGTTAATCGTACACCGCTTTCTGCTTTTCGGAAAGTCGTTTTTTAACATTAATTTTATTATTTATTTTATTGTTAATTAAAGGCCCTAATGATAGGGCCTCACTTTCAAATCGTTAAGTATAATCCTGTTGTCCTTTCGAATGCCTCAATCAGTTGGTCGAAATAAAGCCCCTCAATCTTGCTAACGGTTCGAATATCGGCTGTTTTCGGCTTGTACTTGATAAATTCTATTGTGTAATCATCATTATCCGTAAGGATAAATTTCACAACGTTCATTTTCTGGCATCCCTTAAACTGGAATGATAACGTCCCAAAATCGTCAAAAGCGAAATGGTTTGCTCCGATCATTGCTCTAAGTTTTCCATATCCACCAAGGTAACTTGCGGTTATTTCCGATACTTTCATTGCTTTGAATCCATTCATTTTTTATTCTCCCTTCGCTTTTTACGCGCTTAGCGTACATTATATATTGTTATTAGTAAAGTTATTTTTATCATTTATATTATTGTTATTGTTAATTAAAAAAGGGCCCTTTTCGGCCCTCTCTTTTTATATCTTTAGAATCTAAGTATTGCCGAATAGACACCGTATCCAACTGACCATAACGATATGCGATAGTAATGAATGATTTCTGGATGTCCTGACTTCGTCTCACTTGATCTAATCTCGTATTCCTGCACTCCGTCCGGCCCTCCGTTCAGTCTGTCATGGTCAATAATATCCCGAACGTATTCTGGAAAGTCATATGGTGCCTTCACGAGTTCGTCGATCTCTTGCTTTAGCTCCCTTGCTCCATCAATGTTCACGCCTTCAAACTGTGCGTCCATTCCTTCGCGAACTGCTTCCATCAATACATCGTCTTGGGTTTTCGTCATTTTTATTTCTCCTTCCTTTTCGCAAGCATAGCGTACATCAGGCAAAACAATTTGGAAAGTTATTTTAACAAGAATGTTAATATTAATATTAATAAAATTGTATGCAACAAAACCGACGGCTGATGGCGACATGACATATATAAATGCAAGTTTTTAGATAAAATCTGATAGAATATTTTTAGGTGATGGATGATGATTAATTATTATATAGCCGGTATTTTGTGGGGTACATCACGACTCAATGAAGAATGTTTGCTCATACAAAATATGGATAAGTCAGTAATGGAGAGATTGAGAAATGCTATTGCATCACAGAAAAAGATATTTTATGTAATAGAGCACGATAAAATAACATGGCGGCTAAAATTAGCCCATAGTCATCCGTATGTACGATGGATGATTGAAAATGGTTTTACCGGTAAATCTAATATGCAGCGATCCATCCCCGATCTGTCGAATGATGACCTTTTGCAATTTTTCCGGGGATATTTTATCCAGCATTATACATTAGACACATGCAAGCTAGGAGGGAAGTATGGTCACCTACGGTTACGATTTTATGCCGCAGAGCCGATTGTCGATCGGCTCAATAAATTTCTAGCTGATCGAATAGGGACATCCCTAAAAAAGCTTCAAGCGCATAGCCGAAGTAAAGTGACCTACACTTTGTATATGCTTAATAAAAAAGAAATAAAAGAGGCGACGCAACTACTGTGGTTGAATTAAAATATGCTATAATAACGCTGATCTGATAAGGGCGTCCATAGTGGACGCCCTTTTTTAAAACTCATATAGGAAGTTTTTTATAAAAAAAAAAGAGCCCGAAGGCTTATCCTTCCTGACTCTGGCTCTTTTCCCATTCTTCATACTCTTTGCACCGCTGTTCCCATTCCGCGTCCGTTAACCACTTTATCTTCCACCGGCGGCCATACGTTGCTAGGTAATGGGCGACCTCTTCTCCGCTATCATCTGTTAGGTGGCCCTCACATTCTGTAATCTCGTCCCCAATTGTCGCAAAACCTAAAAGCCAATTTTTGAACGCGCTGAATCCATCTTTGGCGTCCTTCAAACCGTCAAACTCCTCGTTATACCCAACAGCATTTGTATAAATAGTTAACCTCATTTTTTGTTCCTCCAATTTTTTTATTACATCCACGTCCGCAACTTTTACATCCGAATTTCATCGGTGAATGGTGGGAAGGTTTCTACCCATTTCACAGCTTCTGTTTCGCCTTGTGTCCACTCTGCTTTATCGAATGGAGGCTTAGTAGCAGGGAAAACATAAAAGCCAAAGTCAAATACGTTACGGGCGATCACGCGGACGATTTCGCTGGTCTTTAAGTTTTTAATGTCTGCATCATACCAGCCATCTCGGCCTTTCTCTCCGCCTGATGGTTTCTGTAGCTTATATACTTTCACTTGTTTAAAACTATCATGGTATTTCTTTGCCTCGGCAAGCTCTTTCTCAAGTTTAGCCTCCTTCTCGGCTTTCTTTTTGTCTTGCTCGGCTTTTAGCGGTTTTGCCGCTTCAATCATTTCACGAAATTTTTTATACGTCGTTTTCCATTCAAAAGTAATTACGTAGTCTCCTTGGTCAATATTTGTTGCCTTCCCAAGAAAATGGTCGATGTCCTTACCGCACTCAAGCAAAGTTTTCTTTGCTTCGACAAAATACGGAGCTTCATAAATTGGATCGTTCGTGCCACTCTGAACATTGATAAACAGATGTCCACTTGTATCGCTTTCAATATATATCACCGTATCATCGGTCAATTTTTTAAATTCGTTAATAATCTTTTCCATGCGCTGGTTCTTCAATTTTTGAATAGCGATGTCAAGTTCCTGCTTTGCTTTCTCGGCTGACGGATGAATAATATAGATTTCTTCGCTAGGCGTGTCGAAAAACTTCATTACTTCTTTTGATACAAGTATTGATTGGTAACCCCATCCGGGATTAATTGGACCATTGCGCCAAATATGGATATCCTTCGGTTCGACATCAAATTCAACACTTTTACCATTTTCTCGGCTTGTCACTTTCAAAGAAACTCGGCTATGCTCCGGCTGTATTTCATTTTCGCGAACAAACACTTCAAAATGATTTTTTAACCCGTGGCGATCCTTATCAAATTCAGCTATGCTTGCCATTTTCAATTTCCCCTTTTTTAATTCTCTTTTTTATTACAATTATATCGTATATCATTATTCGAATAATTTCTAGTTATTTTAATAATATTGTTAATGTTTATTTTAATGATTATATTAATTTTCATTTTACCTTTATGTTAGCAAATATTTCTGGCTGTTTAAGGTAGGTGATTGTAACTTTTACTCGCTCTATTTTTTTTGAGTACCTTGGGACATACTTTTTCAGCTTATTAATCTGTTCTTGCCCTTCTCGTATGGCTTCTTTCTCTGTCCATTCAGAGCCGTCCCAGCCAATGTTGTCAGCTCGCACAATTAATGTATCGCCGCTTATCTTATATTCATCTACATGGTCGTCGAATATTCGGTCAACAGCATGGCGAAGGCTAACGGGATGGCCAAACGTTTTGTAAGTTGCTGTTATCCCAACAATCAAAGAAATAAAAAAAGTAAATAGCACAGCGATATTTACGATTTTCGTTTTCTTGCGAGACGAGACCATGATTCATCACTCCTTGAAAACGCTTGCATTTTTTTCTAAAAAAAAGCCCTTGGGCTTTTATCCATTAGTGCTACATCCAATTTTTTTGTTTAAAAACCATCTTGACGATAGCGTTAATCAGTTCCGATTTTGCACCCTTGCCACGTCCACGGGTCACACGGTCAATCGCACGAGCAACATCATTTTCAAAGTAAATTCCTTTGAGCTTCATTGTTTTTGATTTTTTGGTTTTATCGTCAAGAACTTTGTCAAGTACATCCATTTCTTTGCTTTGAGAATCATTAACACTATTTTTTTCGTTATTGTTATTGTTAATTTTTGGACTTACATCAGCGACCTGTGAAAAACCGGCGAGGTTTCGGTTTTCTCTGCTCATTTTTCAATCTCCCTTTCCAACTCATAGTATGATTCCACAAGTTGATTTTTTTTATTTGTAAGCGTGGCAGGCAATCCTTCATACGCAACCGCTGATGCAAAGCGTACACTTTTCGGTATGACAATGTCAAACATTCTAACACCATTTTCTTTGCAAAAACGGCGCGCCTCCTGCATGACTTCTGAGTGGAGGATCGTACGGTTATCCACCATCGTAGCAACTACGCCAAGGACAGTCAAATTTTCATTTCTTGATTCTTTGAAATTCTTTATTGCCTTTAGTATCTTTACAAGCGCCCGCATACTGTACGCTTCCGGCTGAAACGGAATCAATACCTGCTCAGCGTACGTCAGAACGTTTCCCTGCGTGAGTCCTAAAGTTGGTGGCGTGTCAATCAGAATATAATCGTAATTTCTTTCCACTTCTTTCATGGCCGATTTTAATAAACCAAATGGTTGAGGATAAATCTTAGGGTCTGTCAGTACATCAAATTCGAAAAATGCCATGTCATCATTTGACGGCAATAGGTCGATGTTTTGATATACCGGCACAATGGCTTCCGACGGCCTAGCGCCCTTAACGAGTACATCATAGAGTGTCATTTTATACTCGTCTGGATTATGCCCGAATGAAAGGGCTGAATCCCCTTGGTTATCCGTGTCGATAATAAGAATTTTTCCTTTTTTCGACAGCACACCAGCCATATTAGTTACGATACTGGTTTTAAGTACACCGCCTTTATTTGTACTGACTGCTACGATTTTATCCACGTTCTACCGTCCCTCTGCATAAGGCTGAAAAATCGTTGTTCGTGTTCATTTCATCACCCTTCGCTGAGCCAATCATAATCTGGCTTTGGTACTGTTATTCTTATCCTTTCTTGCGATTTTTTCCTCCTCATGTGGTCGATAATTTTTCGACTGTTTTCGTACTTTAGAATGCCATCTACGAAAAACTTTCCCCAATTGTGAATCTCGCCATGTTGCTCCACCCATAAAATCATACGGCGATGTTGGGTAATAATTTGAGCTTTCGAAAATTCGCGTATCTCACGATCTCGCATGTACCACATGATGTTTTGTATTATATATTTATTATATCCGAGTTCTTCTAATAGGAGAATGGTAGACTTTGTTATCGTTTCTTTTTCTTCCTCCTTTTTTGTATTGGTAGAGGAAGAGTAAGTATTATTGTTTTTTAAGTAAGTGTTATTAATGTAAGTATTATTAGGCGGACATTTTTGTCCTATCACTGGACCGGACATTTTTGTCCTATCACTCTCACTGTGATGGGACATTTTTGGACGGTCACTTTTCTGACCGGACATTTTTGTCCTATCACTTTTCATGTTGCTATCGACTTCTGGTTTAAGAAGGTATATACGGTTAGCCTTCTTTTGCCCTTGCCGCTTCATGTGTATCAGTCCGACATTTTGCAGTTCTTTCTTAACTCGCCTTGCCGTCCGTTCGGAGCATTCGAGTATCTCTGCAAGTTCTTTGTCCGAAAAAAGGAAATAAATATGGCCTTGCTTGTCAGTCCATCCGTTTCGAACAGATAATTGATGTCGGTCTTTGAGGATTGCATAGGCTAGTTTTGCACTTGCTGTGAGTGGTTTATATTTTGGAGAATGTATGAGGGCTTTTGGAAGCTGATAAAATTTATCTATTGCGGCGTCTGCTGGTGTGTAGAATTGCATTATAAACGGCCTCCCCTAAATTTATGGAAAAAGGCCGTTAGTCTCCAACTTTTTCTATTGCATAAACCTGACACTCTGGTCTATACTGTAGGTAATTGAAAAAGTCATCTTTGTCTCCAACAATAAGCCTTTGGTCGGGTAAGTTGGAGACCTGCGGTCCCCGTTGTTACCAGCAACGGGGATTTTCCTTTTTCCGTTCGTCTGTTTATAATTATCTTAACTCATTTTTTAGTGGCAAACAATGATTTTTTCTGCATTTCGCGACATAAAATTGGGCGTTTACATGGGCAGGTAAGTGCAAAAATCCTCACTTTGAGTAAAAATAAAATCTTCTTATTGTAGATTGCTTATCAGAGCGGCTTATTCCGTCCCTAGTTTACTGCGTAAAATAAACGTTATACGAAGTAATGATGCGGATTGAATAAAATCACACAAGTCGTGTATAATAGTGACAGGAAGTGTGCAAAAATAATGCCGCCGGCAGGCACCGACGGCAAAGGCAATTCCGCAAATGAGCGGACAGTACATCGGCAAAATCAGAGTTTTTTAACAGTGATCCGCTTCAGCCACTGGACGGCATATGAAGCGGATCATTTCTTTCTGTCTGACAGTATCAGCACCAGCATTGCAAAACTAATCATTAATGTTAATGCCTGAAACACTGTCATGGGCGCCACCCCCCTTCTGCCGGGGGATCACTTATCCGCTCATATGCGTTTCCATTGCCTGATAGAATTATAACATAGGAGGAGACGAGCATGGGATTCGGAATTGGGTTCCACATCGGTCCGTTTTTCTGGTCCTCCGGGGGCGGAGGGCGAAGGAAAAAAGGCGAGTGGTATGGCTGGAAGTACATGAAAGAAGCTGGCGACGAGTGGGAAAAGAACTTTAAAGCGAAGCCACTTACAGAAAGGGAAACAGTCATCGCAAATCGGCTTACGATGGCTGTTGATAATATTAAACAGCAACAAGCCAGTGTACAATCTCTTAAAAAAGCAAATAGTATTTTCAGTAAAGCGCAGATGGGGCACCCTCTCGCTTGTTCTAAAATAATGATATACGGCCATACTGTTAAAGAATGGTCAGACGTCATTATAGACGGGTATTCACGAGTAGCCAAAGCACAAAGTAAGAAAAAAAGTTGATCTTCTAAATTCAACAAACGAATTTAGAAATTGTAGCCAAAGCACAAAGTAAGAAAAGAAAGGCTGAATAATACTTCAACAGTGCTATTTTAAAAAATTAAATATGTACCCCAGCAGAAGCTGGGAAAAAAATCTTATCTTTGTTTAAAGTTCTCAAAGAGTCCAGTTGCCGCAAGGCCACTGATTCCGCCGGCCCATGCAAGATAGGAAATTGGTACATCTATGGGCAGAAAAGACGCTGCTAGGCCGAGAAGAACACCAATCACAAGAGCCGTCAACGGCAGAAAGTTATCACGGATATATCCGATTTTTTTCACGGCTTCCACTAATGCGGTCGTTACCGGTGCAATGATCGTAGCAATGATTAAAATCTGGTTCATAATTTCTTCCATGTTTAAAACCTCCAATATTATTTTTTAAAACATAACAGCCCATGTTTGTGGGCCAACAATACCGTCTGCCGCAAGTCCGTGCCGTTTTTGATAGGCTTTAACTGCTTTCTCCGTGGCAGGTCCAAAAATGCCGTCCGGTGTAACCTTTACGGCTCTCTGAATCCTTTGCACGTCCTTCCCCCGGCTTCCTCTTCTGATTAAATGACCAGGGTAAGGAATAATGGCAGAGCCAGAAACTTTTTTCTTGGAACGGGCTCTTGATACCTTTAATTTTTGGCCTGCATAAATAACATTTGGGTTGTCAATCCCGTTCCACTTAACAAGCTGGGAGACACTTGTATCAAATTTTTTGGCAATCTCTGAAAGGGTATCTCCAGATTTTACCGTATACGTGCTTGTATTGCTATTTGATCCACTATGGCTTCCTGATCCTTTTAGCTTGAGCTTTTGCCCTGGATAGATTGTGTATTTAGGCCCTTTAATGCCATTAATTCTGGCGATTTCACGCCAATTCATACCAACTTGTGCACCGATTCCGCTAAGCGTATCTCCTTTATGAACCGTGTAGGTGTCTCCCTTAGTTCTTGGAGAAGGATTTGGAATCGATTTCCCATTTCCCCACGATCCGCATTCTTTCCGAACATCGTTAAAGTCCACACCGACACCAGCTAATCTCTGACCGTTTCTGTATTGATGAATAGCCGCATACTGACTTACACGGCCCCCACTCCATGCATACGTCTGGTAAAGATAATCCACATATCCTTGCAGAGACTCGATTACAGAAAACGATCCGTACAGGCCAATTTTATAATCTTTCAGTGCTGATTTTATGCCTTTCAGATATTGCCGAATCTCGTCAATATCTCCCTGCCCGGCGTCATAATCAACTGTGAAATAAATGGCAGACCCCTTTGGCTGTCCGAGCCCATTCGCCAGGCTGGCGGCTTTCTGTGCGTCCTGAACGCCTCTGGCATAAGAAAAGTAGCTCCGACGCACGGGCGCTGTCTCATAAATGCTGACAATCTTCATCCCGGCGTTCTTAATGGCCTTCACTTCTCCACCAGTAAGCCCTTTCCATGCACTTGTCGGAAGATACCGACCGACGTAGTTAACGCCTGCCCTCTTGAGCCCTCTGGCTGTCGAACTATTTAATTTGCTCGCACAGTCTATCATTTCAGGCATGGCTGTTCATCCTTTCTAAAATCGTTTTCAACCGTTCCTCATGGCGTGTATCATGATTCTCCAGTGTGTCCACCCTGCTCTCTACGTTACTCATTCGCTTATTCATGTCCCGTTGCACTTCTTTGATCGTCTGGTTCAAGTCATCAATGGAATTTTTAAGTGGATTAATAGCCGCCACTTTAAACAGCCAGACGATGGCTCCAGAAACCGTGGCAATAATTCCAATGACAGCGGCAATATCTTGCACATCTGGAACCATTTTTGTCAGCTCCTTACTCTCTTTTTTGGGCATAATTAAAAGGCTATGCGGTTGCATCGCCTCCTTTATGAAAGTGAAGTTAGCGTCACTTGCCGCCACGTTGAAGCTGAACCGTCAGGCTTCGCGATACGGTAGCAAATATCGGTTTCTGTTGATGTGTTTTTAATTATTTTTTGGACGACCGAACCTGAGTTATCCGTCTCGGAGTTGATGAGCCATGCACCATAGTGCCCCCACGGATAATCGGTCATTGCATCAGCTTTTACTGCGGAAAAATACCACTGACCAGTTTCACGAAAGCTTGACAGTTTAGTTATACCAGTCGGGATATCATAAGCATCCATGTTGATTCGCATATCTTTCGAGCGGACCCATGGGGACGTCTCACCGTCCGTTTGAATAATCCGTCGTAATTTCCAAGGATAAACGCTAGAATTTCGAACCAGCTCCTGGTACCGAACCTCCGCATCGGATGACCAGGGAGATACGAACAACCACCATCCTCCAAGCCCTTTCAACGGAAAATCAGTAAACTGTTCGGTATTAGCTGTGGTAAGATAATACCAGCCGGGATCAGTGACCTGATTCAGCATTTTAATTGCCCCGGCATCGAGTTCATCGCTTAGTCTTTTTGATTTTCGATCTGGGCGTAGCAGTGGGAATAGCGTCGCCCGGTCAAGCGCCATACCAATGTAATGAAGGATGCTTTCATTTGTCGCAAAGCCGATCAGTTTTGACCGACGCCGTCCAGCAGCATCTGTTGTAATAACTGTAAGTAAAGTCCGATTTTTGGAATTAACCGGATCACGAAGCACTGCAAGCCCTTCGGTTTCGCCAAAATCGTGTTCTTGATGGCTTCCAGCATCTTTTCCGAGCCGCAATGTCTCATGTGTAATCATTTTCTCCTGCATCATGTCAATACAGTACAGCGATGTTGGCTGATCGCTCGAGCCAAACGTCACGTAGGCATCTGTGCCGTCTAGCGCCATACCCTGTATAACTTCAGAGTTCATCGCGTCCGTATATGCAAAGGAATGAATCATGTTCTTTGTTCCGGCTCTAAATTCAGACAGCTTATAAAGCTCAAGCGTAGTCGTCGTAGTTGTCGTTGTACCCGAAGTAGTAATCGTATGCCGTAAAGCAATATAACCGGACTGTGGATCGCCAAACGGTGAAGCATAATCATCGGAATTAGGATACTCGTATAATTTTGTTACGGATGAATCGTTTGCATCAATTGTCTTTCCATCTTGAAAGGGAAAGTAAGAGATATAAGATGTTGCCTTATTCCCACTTGAATCAGGCACCACTAAAAGCGCCCAAATATTTACGCTGGTCCCATTCCTTTCAACCATAATTGATGTTCCATGTCCACCGTGTAGTATTTTCATTTGGCCAATCTTTCGCCCGCCGTGACCCATCCGGGTAATAAAAAACGATTGTTCACCGCTATCCTCGTCGTATGCCTGAGTAGCATAAATATTTCCGTCAAGTTCGCTATCCGAGTACGTATTATCGACGGCAATGCACTGATTGACGGTAACCTCGGCAAGGTCTAAATCAAACAAATAGGTCGGTGTCCCGTCGATCAGCGTTCGTGGATACAATTTGACCAGCTGAAACCGACTCCATCCAACATCATCACGATAGTTCCTCTGCCAAGCATTTTGTGGGTCATTGGTAGCACTGAAAACAAATTGGTGTACCCGAGCGGGTGAATTATAAATTGTAA